TACGGAAATCCGCGGCTGCTCATGGACGCACTCAACACAGGGGCGTTGTTATTGAACCCGAAGCGGTTTTCCATGACGGTATCGAAGTCCAGTCGAGCGGCGTCCGAGGGAAGGTTTTTCGCGTCGAGGAACTTCACCTTGAGGAATTTCTGCATCAGCAGCGGGTCAAGGCGCACAACATCGGAGGTCTGCGTCGTGAAGTCTATCCCAACGCCAACGGAGTCCTCGGCCCAGTTTCGCGTCATGTACTCAAACGAAAGGTTCGCCGCCGGAACGGTCTCCGGGTAGAACTCCAGATCGTTCCGATATTGCCGATACGCGATGTAGATGGAACTTGAAGCCAGATCGCGGCCCTTGAGGTAGGCCCAGTCCTGCGGGCTCAGGGGTCCCATTACCGGCACGTCGTTTGAAAGGTCCCACCCTGTCTGCGGAATGAGCCGGTCGAAGTCTGTGGGTAGCTCGTAGCGATTACCCGAGAGGTCCGTAGATGTGTCTATCGTGATCGGGTAGATGAGCTCTTGCCAGAATCGAAGCTCGGCCATTTCCTGACCGGCGACGTTGAGAAGCTGGGTAAGCTGAGTGAACCCCGCATCGGCAGATGAATAGGGGTCTGACACACGGTTTAAACCGACCTCTACGGCAGTCCGGTTGATGATTTCGCCTGCCTGTTCCTGTCGCGCCACGAATTACCTCCTGTGAGTGCACGGACGGCCATTTGGCGGACGTCACGGCGCACGGCGACCGGATCAGGGCATGGCTTAGACGCCTTCGCCTTCTTCTTCGGTCGATTCCGGATCGGCTTTTCTCGGCCGGCCCCGGGGTTTTGGCTGTTCCCGCTTGGACTCTTGCTGAACTTCCAGCGCAGCAGACAGCTTTGCGATCTGCTTGGACTGCTCGGCCACTGTCTCATGCAGTGAGCGCATTTCCTCTGCAGCCTTCTCGGTCTCAGCAGCCTCAAGGTAGGCGTTGGCCTTCCGTTTCAGCAGGTTGAAACCCATAATCTGTTGACCGTGTGCGTCTGACAGACTCGCCAGTTGCTCGACGGTGTAAATCTTGAGGTAGTTGAGCTCCTCCACCTGTGACCGGGACAGCCCGGGCCAGTAATCAAGCGGCGTGCCCTCTACGGCCTCCTTTTCCTCGTTCCGCGTCTGCCACCGACGGTAATGGTCGGGGAAGCGGTCAATATCCATGCTTGATGCGGGGCGGTCGATAATCGAATCCTTGTTCCCCGGCGTCATAATGCTGATATAGGTCGCATCCTTGAAAATGGCCCTGCCGGCCTCTTTTGACGCCTTTCCGTCGCGTTTGGCCTTTGTGTAGAACCGAACCAGCAGGTTTTCGTCACCGACTCTGGCACTGCGGTTGCCCGCGTTCATGGCCATTTGAGTGACACCCATATCAGCTTCTGAAAGCATGTTATTTCCTCTCTGAATTAGGAAATGCCCCCGAAGGGGCGTTTAAATTACGCGCCCTGCACGAACGACCGATTCAGACCAACGTAGGCAGTACCTGTGTTGGGCGTATTAATCGCTGACAGCGAGCGGGAGGAGTAAATCAGGTCTCCTGACACTACCGCATCATCAACCGTACCGGGCGTGGCGGTCAGATAAACAGTCGCGCCAGCAGCGAACCCCGCCGCCACCTTGCACTCTGCCTTGCCTGAGATTTGAACCCAACCGTAATGCTCATTGGTCAAACCAGCCACTGCTACCCCAATCGGGCCAATATCATCGGCTGATGCGCGGTTGGCGTTGTAGTCGGCTTGATCAATGTAAACCACTGCGGCGGCGTCAATCGCCTCGTCAGCCTGGACGTACATGAAGTCAGCGGAACCCAGTTCCTCTGACGATTTATCCTCCGCCGTAACGATGGTGCCAAGAGTAAACTCTTGGTCCGCATCGTTGGCGTAGAGGTCGGCACCGATGGTGTCCTTTGATTGCCAAGTAGCCATTTCCGGGCCTCCTTATGCGTTACCGTCGTATCGGCCTTGGAACTGGGCACCTGAGCATGTCAGATTACCGGCCCAAGCCATGATTTGCACTTCCGCGTCCTGATTCGTCGCGTAACGACGATTCGGGGAGAGCGGGACCATGTTGCGGTCGGCATGGGGACGCCAGTGGATGTACTTGGTGTTCAGGAAGAACGCCGTACCCGCCGGGCAGAAGCCACCGATACCGCCGTCAAGGCACACGTCAGCGTCCATGAACTTGATCGTCGGGAAGCCGAGGTTGCCGGTTTCGGGCGACATGAAGCGCTGCAGGGCCTGCAGTGACGCCATATAGGCTGCCCACGTCTGGGAGTCGCACACGATAAGGTCCGGTCGGTCCGCGCCTCGCACGCACCTGGCCCAGAGGTCGTTCCAGTCGGCCTGAAGCGTCGTGAAGTCAGCGGCATCCTCAAGCTGGCTACGCCAGAAGTTCCATGTTGCGCGGTCAATGCCGCCATAGGTGCCAGTGGTCGGGTCAAGGGGCACGGCGGCGTTTAGACCGTCGATTTCCTTACCGCCGGAACCGGTGCCGTCCGAATACAGGCCCTCGGAAACGAGGTTGGCCAGCGTGGCCTCTGCAACGGTGACGCGGGATTCCATGAGGTCAATCATGCGCTCTCGACCGCTGTTCTGGAGCATTTCCAGACCAGAGATAACCACGGGCACGGCGGCCTGCTTGATATTGAACTCCGCGGCGCTGATAACGTCCGAAACGCCAACGGGCAGGATGTCATACCCTGAGTACCATCCAGCGTTGGAGTTTTCGGCGAACGAGAGCTCTTGGAGAATCTTGTAGCCGCCAGAAAAGGTTTTCTGGTTGCCGCGCATTTTCAGCTTCGACAGCAGTACGTTGTTTTTCGTTACGTTGTCCGCGATGGACCGCGTGCGGGATTCGATGGTGGTTGCGATAATATCGCTGATATTCGGGAACGCCATGTCAGTGTCCTCCTGTAGCTAGGCGTTTATTTATCACCTTGAGCGAATCTCCCGTGTGATTTGGGGTATTCACTAAACAGAAAGACCGTCTGACTTGGCTTTCCCGGCACTGTGCCGTTGACGGAAGTGTGGTTAAACACTGCCCGCCTGTCAACTATATTCTGTCCTCGCCTTCCATGGCGTTAATCAGTGCATCGCGAACAGACTTCGGCTCTCCACCGGAGCTACCTGATCCGCCGCGGGTGCCATGAACGCTGGACGCCGCTGGCCTCTTGCGCCTGACGGCCTCAGTGGCCTTTCTGGACTGCAGCACCTTGGCGATTTCGGGGTTGTTCTGGCAGGCGCGGTCATACGCCTCCTTGAGCGACATTTCACGGCCGTTTTTGGAGGCCATGTCGAGCCAATCCGCCATTTCCCCGCGAACGTCGCGGTAGAACTCGTTTTGCGGGTCCTGTGCGAAGCGCTGGATTTCGTCATTGATTTCAGCCTGACGCTTCTGCTCTAGGGACATATCCCTCTGGCGGTACTGGCTAAGCTGCTCTTCCAGCGGCCGTAGTCGCTCTTGCAGCCGGCGGTCAAGCTCAGAGCTCTCCTGTGCCGGGGCGCTGTTCTCGCCGACAAGCGCAGAATCCAGCGTATTGATGTCGATTCCGAACTGTTTAACCATGTTCGCAACAAGGCCGGCTTTCTGGTGCGGCGTGCCCATCTGTAAAACAGAGGCCGTCTGCAGTAGCTGGCCGACAAGCTGGGGTGGTGTGGCGTTGTTGGTTGCGAACAATTGCCGGTGTGGCGTCAGCACCTGCTCCATGATGTCGGCGTTTCGGGCCTTCTGGGCATACTTTTTGATGCCCTCGGAGTAGTCCTCAGAGCGCTTATGCATCGCCTCGCGGATTTCCTTGGGGGTATCCTTCCACGCCTCACGCTGAGTGGCAGTCAGGCCCCGCGGCGGGGTATCCAGTGAATGACCCTCTGCGTCCGCCTTGGGCTCATCGTCTGGCTTTTTGGACCTTGCCGGCTTCTCAGGCTTCTCACCGGCCTCGCCCTCTTTTTCGGCTGCCGGTGGGCGCTCATCGTCTGTTTCATGCTCATCGTCTGTTTCATGTGGAACACCCTCCTCGCCATCATTGGCCGGCTCCGCTTCCGGCATATCGACGCTGGTGGGAGTGGGCTCATCCACTTCCTCGTGGTTGTCCTGTTGGTCCCACGCCGCCGCAAGGTCGGCTTTCAGGTCTCTCGCTTCGTCAGTCATTTTGGCGCTCCAGATGATTTATCAATTCGTGAATTTCTTGCTTTCGACGGTATTTTTCTCCCGGCGAAAACTCCCGGCGATAGAGCTTCTCCCGCTCCCGGGCTTTTCTCTCAAAAAACTCGGGGCTGAACTCCTGTGCCGGCACGACGTTGTGCCTTCGGCAGTGCTCGGAATACTCACGGTGCGTAGAGATAACCGATCCGTCGATGGGGGAGCGGAACGCATCGAACTTGCCTCGAACCAATATTCCCGCGTCAGTATCCCGTGTAAACGCGGACTCATCCGCAGGAACAAGCTCATACGTGTCGCTTTCGGCGTCATATTTCTGAATCCATCGTGCCATGCTGCGTCCCTGTTACTCGCGGCCTGTGCGCTGTGCCCTGATTTCCCGCATCTTGTTCTCGTGGGCGAGCTCGGCTTCGGTAATGTCGAACTGCGCCTGCGCTGACTCGACGTTTAAATCGGCTTCCATGTTTGCCCTTATGGTAGCAAGGTCGTTATCGAGCTCTTGCATCAGATCGCGCATACGGTTGGCTGCCTGAGTCTGCTCCAGCGTCATGTCGCCCTTGGCGTCCGCGGTAATCTCAGCCAGTCGGCCCTGTATTTTCATGCGCGTCTGCTGGAGGTCGAGCATTCCTTTCTGCTGACTTCCCTTCTGCTTCATCTGCTCAAGCTGGAGGTCCATTTCCTTGATCTTGAGTTTCAGTTGCTCCGGCGACGGACCCTGATCCTGCTGGGGCTCGCTTGATGCCTTGTTTGCCATGTCTATGGCTCGGTCAAGGATGCCTTCGAGGTAATTGGAGCCCTTGAAGCCGACAACGCCCCATTTCATCATTTCCAGCAACACCGGGAGCGACCCGGGAACCTTCGCCGCCATTGCCTGCGCGGACTGAATGTATTGGGAAATAGCCATTAGGTATTCTGTGCGCTCTGACTTCAATTGCGCGTAGTCGACCATGGCAATTGACTCTGGCCGGATGTCCACTCGCCATCTTGATTCGTCGCTTTTGATGAGCTCCAGCGCGGGGGTGACAAGCGGCTGGTCTGGCACCGGGAGGAACTGCGCCCCGGACTGTTTAATGATGCTCTCAGGCTCGAAATGGCGGCCAATGACCTCGGCGCGAAGCTGTTCAAGGTCGGAGGCGAAGCGAGCAAACTCATCCTGCAGCGCTTGAACCCGGATTGACCCGAATTGAGCCTTGAGTTGGTCCTGCCCGACACCGGAATACTGCTCTGACTTACCCCGCATGATGTCGGCCATGCCGGTAACTTGATACAGGAGGTCCATCTGGTCTGAAAGCACGCTGCGGAGCGTCTGCAGGACCCCGACTACCTGATCTACCGGGAACCAGTCGATTTTTCCCTTGAGACCGCCGGCCTCGGCAAACATGGCCCAGTTTTCAACGGGAATCAGGTCGTTCTCATTGCCCTCCTTGAGCATTCGGCCCACCGAGGTCCCCGCGGACTGATCGTAGACGCCCACAACCTTTATGGCGCGGGTGATAATCGTGATCCGGGTGTTGATCTCATCAATATGGTTGTACAGGTCCTGCGCGATGGCGAAATCGGCCTTTGGAATGAACAATTTTGTTGTCTGGTTGGCGACCATGGGTTTGGGAACCGGATAGAAGCCGTTCAGTTGAAGCGGATCGTCCTTGATATCGAGAATCTCGCTCTGGCCCTTCTGGTACCAGTAGACTTTTTTCTCTGATTTGCACCAGATTTCCCATATCTCCGCTTTCTGGGTTGGGGACCGCTCATCAGCACCGGAATCCGAGTCGTCGTCGCCCTCGTCGGGGGTCTGCTCTTTGTAGGTCAGGGTATTTGCTGCAGCCTCACCGAAGCGTTTAGCCGCTTCCTCGCGCGACAGGTAGGCCCGAAACGCAACCCAGTG